CACCTTTTTCAGAAGCTTACGCTGTAGGTGCTAGAGGAAATAGAGGAACTAATCATCCTGGTAATGGAGCAAATGCTGGTAATGCTGGTGGTACTACTTCATTAGCAAATGTATTTAATATAACTGGTGGAAATGGTGGTGGCCTAGCAACAGTAAATGCTAACAGTAACCCTGGAACTACTGGAGCAGTTTCTAACTCTCCTGCACCAGCGTCTTTTTCTTCAGCTACTAATACAATTGCAGATACCGTAAGATACGTTGTACCTATGACATCTGGTTTAGGTCTTACTGATTTAGCAAACTCTCCTCAACCTGGTTTTAATAACTTAAATTATAGTGATGGTGTTCCAGGAGATTTAGTAATTTATGAGAATGGATAATAAATAATGTCTAAACATGCAATTTTTACAGAATTAGGTGACCTTAAATATTTAGCAGAATCAGATGCTGAAAAAAATGCTCTTTCTAATAGAGCATGGCCTGCTTATCCAACAGCAGAAATTTCAGATCAATTATTTGATGATGTTGCACACCTTCAAAAAAAAATAACATTACAAGATGGGTCAGTAGTTGAAACTGCAACTAACTATTCTTTTGCTGATTTAAATGCAGAAGAACAATCTGCAGAAATTAAAACAAAAGTAGCAGATCAATCAGACTCTATAAAACTTTTTATATCTTCAAATCCTAATAATGAAGATCTATCAATTTGGCAAGATTATCTTTCTAAACTAGAAGCTATAGACGTAGATACTTTAACTTTACCTATATCCAATAATTCTTTTCAACAATGGTTTAATGCACAACCAGGATACCCTCAAAAAAAGTTTTTGCAATTACCTTAATTATTTGTTAAAAACCTTTCGATGTTTTTAAGAAAGAAAAAAATAACGTTTCAATGTCATCCAGATCTTTTAGATGTTAAAGAAATAGAACCTAAACTTTCCAGCCATTGTTTACCTGATTGGTATAAGAAAATTAAAGTATTACATCATTCAAAAGGTAGGAGTATAAAAAGTTGTATGCCTTTTATGGATAGTATGACAGCAGGTTATATACTACCTCTTCCACAAGATTTTTATATAGAATATAATATTTATAATGAAAAACTTAAAAAAAAAGATAGTGGTTTTAGATTTTCTTTAGATGGTCAAATAGATGACAATAAACTTGGAGATTATAATTTAAATAGCTCTGATTTACAAATACACTCTACCGATCAACTAGGAGGAGACAACTCATACATTTCTAAAAAAAATGGAAGTCAGGCTTTTTTAAAAATTTTAAACCCTTGGAAAATAATAACACCTCCAGGGTATTCTTGTTTATTTACTTCTCCTTATTATAATGAAAATGATTATTGGAATATAATAACTGCAATTGTAGATACTGATAAATTTGAAGGGAGGGTAAATTTTCCAATATTAATTAATCATGATAAATATCCAGAGTTTAAAAAAGAATTTAAACAAGGGATGCCTTATGTACAAGTTATTCCTTTTAAAAGAGATTCTTGGTATTTTAAAAAAGAAAGTGTAGAATTAAATTCTTCTAAAATATTTAGTTATTTTTCAAAATTTCAAGATAGATATAAAAGACATAATTGGATTAGAAAAATATGGAAATAAAAAATCTTATTCATATTGAAGATGAAATTATGCCTTATCCAATATTATCTTCTTTTATAAAATGGATTGCAAAAAATCCTGATATGTTTGAACAAGCAAAGGTTACAAATGGTATTGATCAAAAAATAGATACTAAAATTAGAAAAGTATCTAATGCTTATTTAAATCCAGGAATGCTTTCACAAACTGGAGTACATTGGTTTAATTTTTTATCTAGAACAATATTTAATATAATAGGTAATTATAGACAAAAATTAAATATACCTTCTGTTGAAATTAATGGTCTAACAGAAGTTACTATTTTAAAATATGAAAATTCTGGTTTTTATAAACCCCATACTGATCATTGTTCAGGAAGTCCCAGAACTTTATCTGTAGTTTTGTTTTTAAATAATGACTATGAAGGTGGTGAATTAGTATTTAAATCTTTAGATTATCAAAAAGACATACTTACAGTTGATGTAAAACCAAACAGAGGTATTATTTTTCCAAGTAATTTTATGTTTCCTCATACAGTAAAACCTGTAAGTAAAGGAACAAGATATGCGGTGGTATCATGGGCTCTTTAGAAAAAAATAAATACAAAGTTATTAAAAACTTTTTATCAAAAGAAGAAATTGAATTAGCTAAAAAATATATACTTATAAGACATCGACAAAACAGTACAAAGTTTGATAAAAATCAAAATAATAATGGAGATACTATGTTTTATCAAGACCCTTTTACTGAAGCATTACTTTATAACAAATTAAAGTTAATGGAAAATAAAACTAAATTAAAATTATTTCCTACTTATTCTTTTTCAAGGGTATATACTTATAACTCTGAACTTACTTCTCATACAGATAGACCTTCTTGTGAAATTTCAGTAACAATAATGTTTGGTAGTGATGGCACAAAATGGCCTATTTATATGAAAGATACTCCTATTGAATTATTGCCAGGAGATGCTTGTATATATTTGGGTTGTGAAATAGAACACTCTCGTAAACATTTTACTGGAGATTGGCATGCACAAGCTTTTTTGCATTATGTAAACCAAAATGGACCCAACACAAAATATAAATTTGATGGTAAACAACCCAGTTTACACCCTACATTGCAAAGTTGATTTTAAATAAATTAAATGGTAAGATTAGAAAATGCGTTATATTTTTAAGGAAAAAGAGCTAGACATAGAGTTATCTTGGAGAGAACGTTTTAGACTCTTTATTAAAGGTTATATTCGTATGAATCGGTTTGATAGCTATACACATTCTGCTGTTTTAATTAAACTTGCTACAGAAGCAATTGAAAAATATGGTGATGCTAAAGAACACGGTGATGTTAATAAAAATGAGTAGGTTAAAATATGTTACAAAAAATTGGATTTCAACCAGGCATCAACAAACAAATATCGGAAACTACTGCTGAAGCACAATGGGTAGATTGTGATAATGTACGTTTTAGATATGGCACACCTGAAAAAATAGGTGGATGGAAACAGTTAGGAACAGATGATCTAACTGGAGCAGCCAGAGGACTACATCATTTTGTAAACAGTTTAGGTAGAAAGTACGCAATCATAGGTACAAACAGTATTTTATATGCATATTCAGGTGGAGTATTCTACGACATACACCCCATAGATACTACAACTACTCTTACTAATGCTTTCAGCACAACTAATGGATCTCCCACTGTTACTATAACTTTTCCTTCTGCACATAATATGACAGATAATGATATTATTCTTTTAGATAATTTTACAACAATAACTAATTCTAATTTTAGTGCATCAGATTTTGATGATAAAAAATTTATGATAACATCGGTGCCTTCTACAACAACTATAACAATTACAATGCCATCAAATGAAACAGGTAGTGGTGCAACCACATCTGGAGGTATTAGAATTCAACATTATTATACAGTAGGTCCATCTGTTCAAGGAAAAGGTTTTGGTTGGGGTTTAGGTTCTTGGAGTGGTCCTGCTGCAGGAGCAGTAACAACAACTTTAGATGGAGCAATCAACGCTGCAGTAACTAGTATTACACTATCAGATGCTTCACAGTTTCCAGACAGTGGAACTAATTTTATTATAATAGGTTCTGAAGAAATTTCATATACAGGAGTTAGTAGTAACACTTTAACAGGATGTACTAGAGGTGTAGCAGGAACAACAGCAGCATCTCACAGTGATGGAGATACAGTGATAAATTCAACTGACTATGTTGCATGGGGAGAAGCAGCGTCAGGAGATTTAATTGTTGAACCAGGTATGTGGTCATTAGATAACTTTGGAGATAAAGCTATTTGTTTAATTCACAATAACGCTTGTTTTGAATGGGACTCTTCTTCATCAAATGCAACAGCAACTAGAGCTACGGTTATATCTGGCGCACCAACATCTTCACGTCATATGTTAGTATCTACTCCTGATAGACACTTAGTATTTTTTGGAACAGAAACAACTATTGGTGATCCATTAACACAAGATGAAATGTTTATTAGATTCTCGGACCAAGAGGATATTAATACTTATACACCTACAGCGACCAATACAGCTGGTACACAGAGACTGGCCGACGGATCACGGATCATGGGAGCGATTAGAGGTAGGGATGCAATCTATGTATACACAGATACAGCTTTATTCTTACAAAGATTCGTAGGTCAACCTTTTACGTTTGCTTTCGTACAGGTTGGAACAAACTGTGGATTAGCAGGTAAGAACGCAGCAGTAGAGGTAGATGGTGCTGCATACTGGATGTCAGAGAATGGCTTCTTTAGATACGCCGGTGCACTAGAATCTTTAACATGTTTAGTAGAAGACTTTGTATATGATGATGTTAATTTAGATTCTGGTAATCAAATGATATCAGCAGGTTTAAATAACTTGTTTGGTGAGATTATGTGGTTTTATCCAACAGCAAACTCTGCTGTGGTAAACAAGATGGTTTGTTATAATTATCAAGACTCAACACCTAGTAGACCGATATGGACAGTAGGAACTTTAGCTAGAACAGCTTGGGCAGACTCTGCAGTATTTGGTAATCCACACGCATTAGAATATGATGCTGATGGTGTTGAAGGATCTAGTTCTTCTACATACGTACAAGGTAATACAGACGGTATCTCAACATACTATCAACACGAGACAGGCACAGATCAAATTAAAGGTGGTACAGTTTCAGCTATCACAGGCACAATAACATCAGGTGATTTTGACATTACACAGAGTAGACAGGAAGGTGTAACTCTTAGAGGTGATGGTGAGTTCATCATGAAGATAAGAAGATTCATACCAGACTTTGTATCTCAAACAGGTAATACAAGGGTAACGTTGAATTTAAAGAATTATTCTAATGATACAGCGGCTAGTTCGTCATTAGGACCCTTTACAATCAGCTCATCAACGACTAAAGTAGATACACGAGCAAGAGCTAGAGCGATTGCTCTCAAGATAGAAAACACAAGCACAGCGCAAGATTGGAAGCTGGGCACGTTTAGATTAGACGTACAAGCGGACGGTAGAAGATAATGGCAAATGGAATAATGGACATTGATACTCAATTTATGTTGAATTCTATGCCTATGGATTCAAAAGCATTTTTACCAACTAATGTCCCTTTTGATGATTCTTATGCGCAAGTAGCAGCAGATATGGCAATGCCCTATCAAGATTTTGCAAGAGATTTAGGATATGGAGGCGATCCCA